GTGCGCAAGAACACACCCTCCCTTGGCATTGCCGTTCACGACCTGGGACAGCTTCTGGTCATTCCGCAATCCACGGCGGGCGTGAAGAATTTCGCCAAGCTCGGCGTTGATATCAACGCGCTGAAAGATCGGACGCTTAAGGCGGGTGGAGATCCGATCCAGATGCTGCTGGAGACACTTGACCGAGTCACCGACCATACCCGCAATAATGTCGCGATGCAGACGTTGTTCCACAACGTACAGGATCGCGCCGCCGCCGCCGCAATTCTCCAGCACTGGCATGGCGACCCGGCGAAGGGCGATCTCGGTTATACCGATGTCCAGGAGAAGCTCCGCAACGCAACGCCGGCCGACACGAATGCGGACTATGCCACCGGCCTGACATCACCGAAGATCCGGCTTCAGGCATTCGAGGAATCCCTCTCGCAATTGAATCGGCGGATAGGAACGGGATTCCAGCCGACGCTGGATCGCATGACAGCAGCACTGAACCTGCTGAACGAGAAATGGGAATGGCTGGACGTGCATGTGCCTGGCCTGACCTCCGCCTTTACCGGTTTTGCAGGTACGACCCTGGGCTTGACTGCCGCGATCGCCGCACTGCGTGCTGTTTCCAGTCCTCTCATCGCGGCGTTGCGGCTCCTGGCGTCGCCGTTGAGGGCGGTGTTGTCTTTGTCGCGTGGCCTTTCCGTGGCCATGGGTCTTGGTCGGATCGCGACCATCGCCATGGGCGGAGCCTTCGTGGCGATCGCCGCTGTCGCCGTCGCGGCGATCGGCGATATCGCGCTGCATTGGGACCGGTTCTCAGGAATGTTCCACGCGCTGGGCCACGGCGTGCTGGAGGAGTGGCGCGGCCTGGGGAACTTCATAGCGGGAGTCTTCACAGGAAACTGGGATCGCGCGCTGCATGGGCTGGGGCAATCCTTCCGGGGCTTCAGCACTGCGCTCGGTGGCGAATTCGGTATCTTCAGGCAGCTGTTCCTGGACTTTGCTCACTGGCTGGATGGTTGGACCGGGGGGCTGCCGTCACGCATTCTGTCCGGCATCACGGCTGAATGGCATGTGCTGACGGATGGCCTGACCAATAAGCTGCATGACCTGGAAGGGGCGTTCGATCATTCCTGGCTCGGCCAGCATATGGGGTTCGCGGCTCCGGTGCCGGCGGCAGCCGTCGCGGTGCCCGTTGCCGGGGCGCATAACGCGGCCGGTCGTGCCCAGCAGGTGAACCTGCACGTTACCGCCGATCGCGGGCTCCAGGTGCGCCAGACAGGTGGGCCGACGCACGGGGTGACGATCGCCCAGCCGAATACCGGGCGCATGGTGGGGCGGCCATGAGCGGCACGCTCTCGCGGATCGGCAATACCGTTGGCGCGGTCGCCGGCACAGCCAGCGGCGTGCTGTCCAACGCGAAATCCACCGTGGGCACACTGAGCCAGGCCATCGGCATGCTCAACGGCTCGATCGGGCCGATGGGCGGGCTGGCCAACCTGTCGGGCCTGGGCGGCATGACGTCCCTGGTCGCCGCCAGTCTGGCCGAGGCCAGTTTCCGGGGCGTCACGTTTTCCATGCCGGCGTCGGAGGACGAGGTCGGTCGCCGCGTCGTGCAGTTGTTCTTCCCCGGCATCGACGATTACGCGCTCCAGGATCTGGGGCAGCATGACGGGCCGATTCATATCCGGGGCCTGATCTGCGGTGATGACTACGTCTACCGCGCCGGGTTGATGCGCGCGGCGCTGCTGGCCAAGGGGCCGGCGACGCTGGTGCATCCGTGGTGGGGCGAGATGCGCGTGCGCCTGGTCGGCGAGCCGGCGCGCATCGGGTTCGATGAAAACCAGCAGGGTGTCGCCACCCTGCAAATGACGGTCCTGCGCGAGCCCACGCCGTCGGCCGGCACGTCGTCCAGCAGCGGGGTGCTCGACAGCCTGAGCAAGCTGCTGGACAAGGCCGACAGCATGCTCGATCAGGCGACCTCGGTGATGCGGCAGGTGCTGTCGCCGCTGCTGATCGGCGTGTCGCTGACGCGCTCGGTCGAAAACAGCGTCAGCCAGGTCTCGGCGATGTTCGGCGGCCTGATCGCCGATGCGTCGGAGCCGATCGCCACCGCCTGCGCCACGCCGCTGGCGACCCTGTCGGCCGGCGTCGCGCAACCACTGACCAATACCGGCACCACCTATGCCGACGCGGTGACGAATGCGCTGGTCGGGGTGCCGGTGGCGATCGCCAATGCCGTGCTGCCGGCGACGGCGGCGGCCGTGGCGCCGGGCGGATCGTCGTCCGGCACGGCGTCGGGCAATGCGGGCAGTCTGTTCGTCGCGCCATCCGTCAGCACCCAGGATTATCTTGGGCAGTTGGCGGCGCAGGGGAGCAACGGGACGCTGCTGCTGGCGCCAACACCCCAGGCCGGGACCGCGCTGCTGATCGCCGCCGCCCAGGGATGCCTGACTGCGGGTAACACGCTGGCGACCCAACCCGGGTGCGGATCGGCGCGGGCGATCACGCTGGTCGCGGCCGTCGCCTGCGTCACCCAGGCGGTCGCGACCGCCGCCGCGATCTCCTACCCCAGCCAGCAGGATGCGCTCTCGACCCGCGATGCGCTGGTGGCGGCACTGGATGCGCTGGGTGACGCGGTGGTCACGGCAGCGGCCGTGACGACGGGGTCGGCCATCGCGCCGTCGGCGATCGCCGACCTGTATCAGGCGATCCAGTCCACCCGTGCTGCGGTCTATGCCGACATCTCCTCGCGTATCGGGCGCCTGCCATCCGTCGTCTCGGTGACGGTACCGCGCGAGATGAGCGTCTGGACCCTGGCTTACGCGCTGGCCGGCGACACCATCACGAACGTGGTGCCGATGATCGGTGATCTGGTCACCCGCAACGGGCTGGCGCTGCCGGCGATCGTGCCGACGGGGACGGTCGAGGCGCTGGAAACGGCGTCATGAGCGAGAGCATCACCGTCACTGGTAGTGCGCGGCCGATGCAGGTCTTCGTCGGAGGCCGGCAACTGGTGGAATATACCGAAGCCGAAGTCGGGCGCGATCTGGCGGATATCGCGGGCGGCTTTCGCGTCAGCTATTTCCCGCGCCATGATCTGTCGGCGTTCGGCGATGCATCCGCGCCTCCGATTTCGAAGGCGGCGCTGGCGGAGGCCATGCGGATCTCGGAACACGATCCGGTCGAGGTGCGGATCTATGGCGAGACGGTCCTGAAGGGCTGGGTGGACGACATCCAGTTGCAGATGGACGGCGCCGGTTTCCAGGCGGCGATCTCGGGCCGTGACGTCACGGGCGATCTGGTGGATGCCAGTGCCAACCCTGTCGGTCCGGGCGAATACCGGCAGATCACGCTGGCCAAGCTGGTATCGGCGCTGTCCAATCCGTTCGGGTTTACCGTGGCATCGGACGTCGATGTCGGCGCGCCGTTTACCCTGGTGGCGCTTGAGCCGGCCGAGACGGTGATGGCGGCGATCGAGCGGCATAGCCGCCAGCGCGGTATCCTGATCACGTCGGATGGCGTGGGTGGTGTGGTCCTGACCCAGGCCGGACGCACCCGCGCGCCTGACAGCCTGCGCAATCCGGGGAACGTGCTGGGGCTGGATGTGCGGAAATCCTCGCGGGGCCGCTTTTCCGACGTGTGGGTGCATGGGGCGTTCAACAGCCTCTTGCGGCCGGCTCAGAGCCCGCTGAGAGCCGGATCAGCGCCGCTTCAGGCGCCGCTTGCCGCCAGCACCGGGCAGTTGACGCCCTCGCAGGCCGAGGCGCAGGCGATCCTGCGTTTCGGGCACGCGATCGATCCGGACGTCCGCCGGCATCGGCCGCGCGCCTTCCTGTCATCGACCCAATCGGGAGGATCGGTTGCGGCCCAGCATGCAGCCAATCCGGTCGATCCCAATGGCACTGGCGGCAGCGTCGCGGCCGGTGCCTATCGGGGTGTGCGGACGCCGCACCGGCGGAAGGCGATGAAGCCCAGGACGGATACCACGCCCTGGACGTTGCAGGACCAGGCGGACTGGCGACTGCGCTCCACACGGGCCGGCGCCACCATGCATGTCTATACGGTCGCCGGCCTGCACGCTCACGGCGCGCTGTGGCTGCCCAACGCCCTTGTGGCCGTCCAGGATCAGTATGCGGGTTTGGACCAGGACATGCTGATCGGCGCGGTGACCTGGGTGGATGGCCCTGGTGGCTATCAGACGCGAATCTCGGTCGTGCAGCCGGATGCCTATGACCTGACCGGGGATATCGATCACCGTCATAACGGCGCGCGCCGCACGCGAACGGGCCGCGCTTATGACGGGTCGGCCCGGTGAGCATCGCCCACGAGATCGCGCAGCGCATGCGCAGCCTGTTCGGCCGGGCGGTCGTGCATTCCGTCGATGACAGCGGGTCCGGGCAGCGTGTCACGATCGAAGGACGTGCCGGTCATGTGCGGAGCGATGTGCCGGTCCATCAGCAGTTCGGCCTGTCGTCGCGCGCGCCGCTTGATGGCGCCGTCACGCATGTCTTCGCCGCAGGCGGGGACGAGGCGGACCTGGTGGCGCTGCCGCAGGCCAATCCGTCCCTGGCGCACATGGGCGAGCTGGGTGACGGCGAGACGGTCCTCTACGATGCCGCCGGGCAGGCCGTCTACCTGGAAGGCGGCAGGTTTGTTCGCATCCAGGCGGCACAGGAAATGAAGGTGGAGATCGGGGGCATCGTCGTCCTCGATCTGACGGCGACCCTGGCAAAGTTGTCCGTGGATTTGCAGGTGAACGGGAAGATCACCGCGCAGGGCGATGTGGTGGGGAACGGTGTGAGTCTGCACGATCATCTCCACACCAAGGTGCAGTCGGGCGGCGATACGAGCGGGCCGCCGCAGGCAAACTAACCCACCCTGCTATCTCGCATGATGCACGCGGCGCCACGCGCGCGCGATGCTGCGCGCATGACCACCGTGCCCTACGTCAATATCGCCATCGGCTGGCGCGCCGCCTCGCGGCGTGGCGACGTGCGCGTGGTCGCATCGAGCAATGGGCGCGGCCAGATCGTGATCGACCGCACGCCGGCCAGCACCTTTCTGATCGCGATGCTGTCGCACCGTCGCGCGCGCTCGGATGACCGTATCCCTGGCACACTGAACGGCGTTGCACCGGGCGGCCTGCTGGCCATGCGGGGATGGGTCGGCGATGCCGTCCGCACCGACGGCCGGCGCACCGGATCGCGGATGTGGTTGCTGGAGGATGCCAAGCAGACCGAGGCGACGCGACAGGCCGCCATCCAGTATCTCAGTGAGTCAGTCGGCGAGATCGCGGCCGACCACGGCCATGATTATAGCGTTGCGGCCGACTGGATCGCACGGGGTCGCCTGCGCGCGACCGTCGTCGCCTATGGGGTGACCGTCAGCACGCCCGTTCTGGTTGGTGGCGCATGACGCTGCACATTCCCACTCCCGCCGAACTGGCCGAACGGTTCTGCACTTATCTGGACGGGCGGCAGTTCACGGCCGATGACGGCACGCTGGTGACGCTGGATGGCCGGGCCGAGAACACGTTTGAAAACGTGCTGGCCGCCGTGCATGCCATGGGCCTGTACGAGCTGTATCTGCTGGTGCAGCAACTCGCGAAAGAGCTGTTTATCCAGACGGCGACGCTGGATGGCCTGCTGCCGATGCATGCCGATACCTGGGGCGTGCCGCGCCAGGGCGCGAAGGCTGCGATCGGCTATGTGCTGCTGTCTTCCACACTGGCCGTCGCCGTGCCGGTCGGGACCGAATTCACCGATGGCACCACGCGCTGGATCACGACGCAGGCGGTCACCGTGCCGGCCGGGTCGAACGGAACGCCTGTGGCCGTGCAGGCGGAAACCACAGGCGCGACGGGAAATCTCGCGGCGAATACAGCCCTCACGCAGGTGTCGGCACTGGCGGGGATCAGCGCTGTCGTAGTCGATGGATCTGGCCTCGCCGGCGGTCTCGACATCGAGGAGGTCGAGGCGTGGCGCTCACGCATCCTGCTGCGGGTGCGCAAGAGGTCGGCAGCCGGCACCGTTGCGCAATATACCGAACTGGCGGACGATATCGGCGCCGGCAGCGTCAACGTCGTGCCCGGCTGGCTCGGCGCTTACACCGTGGGCGTCATTGTCCTGATGCCGGGTCCGGTCGTGCCCACGGCAGCCCAGGTCGCCGCGATCCAGTCCTATATCGACGCCAACCGGCCGGTGCGCGGCAACGTCACCGTAGTGGCCGGGCAGATCGTGACCCGCAATCCGACGATTTCCCTTAATCCCGATACGGTCAACGCGCGCGCCCTGGTCGCCGATGCGGTATCGGCCTACTACGCCGGCATCGGGCTCGGTGGCTGGATCTACACGTCGCAGCTGTCCGACGCGATTTCCTCGATCGCGGGCGAGATCAGCCATTTCGTGTCGGACCCGACGGCGGACGAGCAACTGGCGGCGAACCAGGCGCCAGTCCTCGGGGCGATCGCCTGGGGCGCCGTGGCATGAGCCGCACGCCCGATCAGATCCTCCAGGCGCGTCTGCGCGAATTCCTGCCGCCTGGTGTCGCGCTATCGGAAGACGAGGACAGCAACGTCGCCGGCTATCTCTACCCCGGCGCGGGGCTGATCGCGGATGCAGAGGCACTGCTGGATGCGTTGAAGCTGGAGATCAATCCCGGCACATCCACGCTGCTGCTGTCCGATTACGAGGCGACGCTGGGACCGGACCCGTGCGGACGAGACGCCCTGGCCAGTACGGTGGCGCTGCGGCAGGCGCTGGCATGGCAGCGCTGGGTCTCGGTTGGCGACAACAGCATCCCCGGTCTGCTCTCCATGGCGGCGGCCGTGGGCGTGACGATCACGATCGACGAACCAGAGGCCGCCATCTGCGGCCCGGCAGTCTGTGGCGTCGATGTATGCAGTCAGGTGACCGATCGCCTGGTTTGGGTGGTCAACATTCAGGGGACTGGCGCGATCGCGGGGCCGGAGGCGGCCATTTGCGGGGTGGGTGTCAGCGGCGTGACCGTCTGCGGTGATGTGCTGGCCCCGGTGATCGCCAACGAGTTCTCGCTGCTGACATGCCCGATTCAGAAACTGGCTCCAGCCGACACCACAGTCGTGTTCGGATACGGCGTGGTGCCGGGGGCCAGTCCGCTGATTGCCGATATGTCGGCAGCTAACATGGCGATTGCCTCATGACGAAGCCCGAAAGGTCTTACCCCTAATGGATTATACATCGGCTGCTGGATATGTGACCGATACCCAGGGGCGTCGGCAGTATGTAGATCGAGATATCCCCAATGGCGTGGGCGGCACGTCGTTGGTCGCCGCTGACCGTAACGCTGTCCAGAACACGCTCATCGACCCGATGAAGACGTACGGCGTTCCGCTAGATTCCGCAGACGACACGCTATTGACGAAAGCAATCGCTGCCGCCGTCGCGAATGAAGCTGCACGCGCGGCAGCGGTCGAAAGCAACCTGCAATCGAGCAAGGCGCCTCTCCTGGCGCCGCAATTTAGTGCCAGTGGTAGCGACGTGCCCACCACGCCGACGCCTGATGGCTCGAACCCGCTCCAGATCGCCAATATCGGCTCAGTTCTCTCGCAGATCGCGAGTGGAGGCGGCCTACCCTCGCAGAAGGCTGCCACTGGATACGTCCAATTGCCCGGTGGCCTGATCATGCAGTTCGGCTCGCTGAACAGCGGTGCCAGCGGCCAGACCGTTATCCAATTCCCGATCAAATTTCCGGGCTTCCCGGTCGGAATCTGGGCAACCGAGGCGAACGCCTCGGGAGGATGGTCTACGGGAAAAATCACCGCGCATGCGCCCGCAGCGGGTGCGACGCAGACGGGCGCAACGATCCTGTCTGCCGTCTACGGCGAGACAGCCAATCAGTGGACGTTGGCTGGCGGGATATTTTTTAGCTGGCTTGCGATCGGGTTTTGACCATGAACACGCACACGCACAGGCATTTTTTTTCCGCGTCTGAGAATGTATTCCTCGCGGCCGCCATGAGAGAGCGCTACACGGTCGCCGGCTCATGGCCAGAAGACGCGGTTGGCGTCACCGACGAGGTCTACACCGTGTTCGGCGGGCAGCCGCCTGCGGGACAGATCCGAGGGATCGCTGCTGATGGCTCCCCCTGCTGGGTCAACGCGCCCGTGGTCCAGCTCTCGTTGGTCGACCAGGCACGCTCGGCCCTGACACGGGCGCAACAGACTGTATGGGCTGAGTTCGGTGCGCTGGGCGATGCGGTGCCCGCCGTTTGGATCGCGTATCAGCGCGCGCTCCGGGCGATCGCTGACGGTACGGATACGGCCAGCACGGCTCTGCCGGCTGCGCCCGGCACGGAGGGGGCACGGTAATGCGAAACAAACGCCACGCGCTCGTAGGGCTGCTGGGGCTTCTCCCTGTGTATGCGGCCGCCGCGACGCCGAGTGTGATCACGCCCGGTCAGGTCATGACTGCCGACTGGTTTAACGGGGTCCGCAGCGCCGCTCTCGGAGCGCTCCAGGCGTCGACGGCCACGAATAGCCTGGGCCAGATCATTTTACCGTCGGTCGGCGACGTCTCTGGTGCGACGACGACGTGGGCAGGATCGTCCAGCAGTGGGCAGCCGCCAGCAATATCCAACGGGACGTTTCTCAATCCGACAATGCGGGGAGGCTCTGCTGTTGGATTAGATTTGAGCAAAGCGATTGTGACGACAGGGGGAAGTCCTACCACTCTGGCAGACTATCTGATAACACTGGTGCCATTCGCCTCGATCGGTCAGCCCTCCGGAGTTGCCGGTCTGGACGCTACCGGAGGTATGAACGCCCCCGTCACGGGGGACGTGAGCGGGGCATCGGCGACGCTGGCCGATGGGACAAAGATCACACTGGGCGCGTATCTGGGCAGTTTGGCGACGCTGGATGAACTCTACTCAGACCGTGTTGGCGTCTATCCTGACAATTTTTATGTTGCTGGCGACGCCGACGACACCCCTTCGTTCAGCCGGGCCATTTCCGGATTGTGCACTTACGGGGGCGGAATTCTTAACATAAAAGCGCGACACTATCAGGTGTCATCCGCAGTGGTGGTTCCATGTCCGATCCAGATCCGAGGCACCGGGTGGCAGTCTGGATTCGCAGCATCAGGCTCCTACGATTATTCAGCAGCGGCCGGATCATGGATCGACGTGAAGACGGATTCGTCCACTAGCCCGATCTCGATATCAGGGGCGCCGGCCAATGGCGCATCTGTCGAGGACGTTGCTTTTTTCTACGCGGTCCCCGGCACAACGACAGCGGGCGTTTTTACCCCTACGACGCAGGCGCCCACAATCGCCGTCGCCAATGTTGGCGGGGACGTGTCGATCCGAAACGTCTTTATGCCCGGAACTTACTCCGGCGTAATGGCCGACAACGGAGGGCGGGTAAACATCGACGGATTGTTTGGGCAGTTTTTCAATTATGCCTACCAAACCGACAACGACTACGACATAACTCGGGTAAACAACGTCCATTCGTGGGTGTATTGGAGTCAGGACGCAGCCGTCATCGCGTGGCAGCAGTTGCACACCAATGTCCTTCGTCTAGGCCGGGTGGATATTCCGTTCATCGACCACATTTTCGCATTTGCCGCGTGGTCTGGAATCCAGACGTTCCAGGGGGCCAATGGGCCGGCCAATGGTGTTAGCGTTGGAACCCTCGGTTGCGATTCGACCACGCACTGTCTCGATATTGGTGCGGCTGGCAATACCATCAGCATAGCCAATCTCCGGGAGTTCGGTCAGGCTGGAATCTCATCGGGCGTCCCATATTCAAACGCAACGGCGATCGCGTTTGAAAGCGCCGGATATGGTGCCATCCAGGTCGGGAACCTGGAGGCCCGCATGATTGACGCTGCGCCGATTTGGTCAGGAGCTACATCAGGCTGCTCCACCGTACGGATTGCGAACTTACTTGAGGATTTCTCGGCCTCCTCGGAATCCGTAGCGCATACCTCCGTAGAGCCGACTACGTGCGCAGCGGGCGGAAATCTGTCCGTCTATCTGGGCAATACGCCCAATGTCATCCTCAAAGCGAGCGGGCAGACAATGGTTCATGGTGGCGATAACGCAAAGACATACTTTGCAGCGCAGGTGCAGCAATGACGGATACAAGCTGCGACTCTCGCATAGATGATCATGAGCGCCGGCTGACGGATCTTGAACGCGGGCGCACTGAAATCGATCACAGGAGCTGATATAATGCGTGTTCTGGACCGTATGGCGTTGCTGTCAGGCGTGCTGCTGTGTCCAGCAGCCGCAACCGCTCAGACCGTCACGATGAAACAGGTCGCCAACGCGGCGTTCGGCGCGATCCAGCCATCGTTGGTTAATGTGCCATTCGGCGTCGCGGGGCTGGATGCGGGCGGGGACGTTACGGCGCCCGTCAAGGCCCCATCTGTGACGTCTGCCGGGCCTATCTCCGCCAACTCCTATATCAGCGGCATCTACCATCTCGTCCCCGACACGCTGATACAGGCTGCCGACGGCGGAGACGATGCCCTCGCCCTCAATCGCGCGGCGACGCAGTGTCGCAATCAGCTCGCAATCCGCTGCGAACTGGATCTGCTGCCTCGCATCTATCACCTCAATAGCGGCGTCAATCTGGCCGAAGCGCAGATCATCTTGCACGGCATGGGCATCCAGGAGCGCATGCCGGCCCTTACCGGCGGCGTGCCGGTCACGCCGTGGGCGGGTACCTGGCTCCAGGTGTCGTCCACGGGGTTCGCGCCGGTAACTCTCGGTGGATATGGGGGCGGAAACACCGTGGTCGAGAATCTGGGCATTTACGAGATCCAGCCGACGCCGCCCAGCAGCGGGACATGGGCGCCGGCTGCATACGGTCCATTTTTCTCGTCGCACAACGGCGGTATGACGGTCCGCTATCATGACATATTCATGCTGGGTATCACCCAGGGCATTTATAGCGACGGCGATCAGCGCGTGATGATCGATAATATACAGGGACAGACATTCCAGTATATGGCTTCGATCCACCACGACTACGACGTCGCCACAGTTCACGACGTTCACCTTTGGACGTTTTGGAGTGATTCGGCAGCTGTCGTGCAGTACCAGCAATCCACCAACGATGCTCTGGTCCTCGGGCGCGTCGACGGTGGGATGATCGACCATATTTTCAGTTTCGGGACACGCTCCGGCATTCGTTTGACCAATGACGGGGACGAAAATTCCAACGAACCGGGGGGGCCTCCCACCAAGATTTGGGTAGGCAGCCTGTCCTGCGACTTCACGTATGCATGCATAATTGCCGACAGTGCAGCCGCTCAGTTCGACGTGTCGGTTGGGTACATGAATACGCAAGGGCAAAGGTTCGGAGCATCGCCTGCCGTTCCCATATCGGGCGCATCAGCTTTCATCCTCCAGGGATATGGAAACCTCAATATCCATGAGCTGTATACGCAATTCACCGACGGCGCCGTTGGGCAGCTTCTGAACCAGGCGCAGAGTAGTAATGTCAGCATCGGCGCATTGCGTGTCGATCCTTCTACCATGCAGCCCAACAGCTTCCTGTTCGGCGGATACCAGCCATCCTCAGGGCAGGATACGATCACACTGGCAACGCGCCCCTTGATCATCGGGACAGCACCCACGGGGTTCACCGTGTTCCAGACGGGATCGGGCCTGAACGTCGTTTGGCCGCAAGTCGCAACCGTCGCCAGCGGGACAGCGCCGTGACGGTCGATATCGCGGCCGTTTGGTCGACATATGGCGGTACGATTGAGGCCGTCGTCGCCGGGGTGGGCGGCTGGTGCGCCAACATGGCGCGGATGTATGTCTCAGCCCAGCGCGCGCATCTGGATGCAGGGCAACAGGCGCTGGCCGTTCTGGACCGTGCAACGGCGCGCGAGGGCCGCACGGATGCTCTGCTGGTCGCCTGCACTGGCCGCATCGCGGATCTGATGCGTCAGCGTTGGCAATCGGACGATGCATTGCAAGACGTGTATGCGCAGGCAATCTCGGCTCGCCTGACGATCCAGGAGTTGGATGCTGCGGCCGGCCGGCCGCCTCGGATATTCTCGTCGTTGCCGCCCTATCCGTATCCCCCCAACGATCGCAAGGACTCGTCTGACGGCGCATCTACGGTTGATGAGACGACACAAGGAACGGCGTGA